GTCGTCGAAGCTCACCCCGTCGTTGTCGATAGCCGGGAAGCCCGCTATGGCCTCCATGGGGATGAGCGGTATACCTTTGTGCTTTGATTTTATTTTTTTTGCTTCGGGCAAGGGCTGCTCCTCTGATTTCAACATTGGGCCTTTGCCGGTAAGTAACCATTCTCCTGAGATGTTGTAGAGTAATACAATATTCTGTATTGCAGAAGTACCAACACTGCTTCTTCCCTTTGATATTTCTGTTATCATCGATGCGCTAACTCCTACACTGGAAGCAAACTCCTTTTTATTAGCGACAATACCGTCTTTTAAGAGCCTTTCATAAGCCTCTATAAACCTGTTAGAAACGTCTTTCTTGTCTCCCATATACAGAATATTGAAAAATAATTGCCTAAAAATTTTGTTTACAGTACAGAATACTGTATCTTTGCATCGTGTTCCGAATGGAATGCGGTCCGAAGTTACGAAAATCGGGCGAGAACTAAAAACCTAAAGGATTAAAAAACTATGGCAACAAAAAAGAACCGCCACCGTAGTGGCAGTAAAAGAGGAGAAGTGGTTATCAGCATTGACGTAACCCAAAATCTCAAAGAGATGCTCAGAGAGCGTCGATCAGAGGAAGCATCGTTTCCTCGGAGTGGTCAGACTGATCAAAGACTTGTTGAGCTTGAGAAGCAGAGAAAGAATCTACTTTTCTTAGTATGCCGTATTCTTCAAGCTGCCCCTGAATATAAGCTACGTCCATCAGAACTTGCAGCTGATGTCGTCGGTGACTTATCCTGTCTTTCTCAGGAGTCGGTAGCGTGTCTGAGACTTCGTATGGTGAAAGATTCTGCCTTTCGAGGTCCCAAAGCAGATATTTAGCAAGCCAGACTTTACTGTCTTTCTCTTTGTCATTTTGAAAGATGGTTGGCAAGAGCGACGTGAGATAATTGCGTAGAGCCTCTACTTGTGCTTTGAGCATGATGATTTCTGTATCCATGTTGTTCCAATTAGAATGAGTGCCCAAAGATACGAAAAAGGGCTGAGAGTGAAGAAGAATTAAGGTTAAATGTTAATAAGTGAAGATTATGAAGAAGTACATTCATCTGAAGAAGGAAGACCGCGAGTTTATCGCGAAGGCGTTTGGCATTACGCCTCGTATGGTGTTCAGCGCCGTACATTTTGAGAGCGACTCGGAGCTGGCACGGAAGGTGCGCCGTCTGGCCCTCACCCGCGGGGGTATCGTGATGGTAGAGGCCCCGGAAGCCGAGACCCTGTTTGATGCCGACGGCTATATGCGTCAGCGTTTGGGCAACGGCGTGCTGTTAGAGTTCAACCTGCAGGACAGCAGCTGCGAGGTGCTCATGATGGGCGAGACAGTGCGCCGGTATGAGAATGTTCTTGTGCGCGAGATACCTCAGATACAGGATTGGGCGAAGGCGTTAGGCCGCAAAACGTCAGCCCAGAAGGGCGCGGAGAAGGAGCCGGAGAAGGCGGAGGCGATGGCATAATAGAAGCGAGAGCGCAGGAGGAATAGGGAGATGGAGTTCCACGATAACAGGCTATGCATATCGATGCGAGAGCTGGTAGACGGTGGCGTGATGACGGTGTCCTGCTACAAGCAGCTCTCGGCCAGAGGGCGCATAGATGTGGTGCGTCGTGGTGGAGGCTCCGCCAGGAACTATGCGCTGGTAGCTGTGAACAGTCTGCCTAAGACCTATATGACACGCCTAAAGAAGATATACCCCGACCCGGGGCTTGAGATACTGCTGGCATGGCTTGACGCCAACTATGAGACGGACCAGGCAGCGGTGGCATACTTCAACAACTGGCGTAACGAGAGCGGTCACGGCCATGCAACGGACGCCCATGTGAGGGAGTATGTGACCAATGCGAGCGTGATGAATGCCTGCATCAAGCTGTACAACAACGCCAAGGCTATACAGCGGACGATGGGCAAGAAGTACGACTGGAGCATGATGGCACAGGCAGTGGAAGGCTACAGGCAGAAGACTGGTCACACGCTGCCCTCGAGCATGCTACGCTTCAGGGCGAAGGTGAACGAGTATTCGCGCAAGGGCTACGGCTGCCTCATCAGCCACCGTTTTGGCAATCAGGTGAGCCGGAAGGTGGATAGGAGGACGATGCGTCTGATATGGTCGATAGCAGTGCTGCCGAACAAGCCGTATAACAGCAGTGTCTGGGAGATGTACAATAGCTTCGTATGCGGCGAGCTGGATGTCTACGATCCGGAGACGGGCGAGCTGTATGACGCGAGCGAATGGACGGACAAGAACGGCGACCCGCGGCAGCTGAGCGAGAGCACCATCAGCAACTATCTGAACCGCCCGGATGCGCAGCTGTTCATCGCCAAGCATCAGGAGTCGTACACGACATTCCTACACGAGCAGATGCCCCACATGCACCGCCATGCGCCGGAGTACTCATTCTCGAAGATATCATTTGACGACCGCGACCTGCCGCGCAAGCTGCGGGACACGAAGGCCCGGCCCAAGGCTTACTACGCCTATGATGTAATGAGCCAGTGTGTGGTGGGCTATGCGTACAACAGGAATAAGAACGTGGACCTTGTGACGGACTGCTTCCGGTCGATGTTTCGGCTGATAGAGCGCAAGGGCTGGAACTGCCCGGCGCAGGTAGAGGTGGAGAACCATCTGATGAGTCAGTGGAAGGACAGTTTCCTCAAGGCCGGCGTGCTGTTTCCCTTCGTGCGATTCTGCGCTCCGATGAATTCGCAGGAGAAATTCGCCGAGCCGATGAACGGAGCCAAGAAGAAGCGTGTGGAGCACCGCAATCATCTGGGCATAGGGCGCTTCTATGCACGTGACCGCCACTACAGGACGGAGGCGAAGAAGGTATTTGACGAGAAGAACGACACCTACGAGGACAAGCAGTACTACACGTGGGAGGAGCTGATAGCGGACGACATACGGGACGTCCGGGAATTCAACAACACGCTACACCCGAATCAGAAGATGTATCCGGGAAAGACGCGTTGGCAGGTGCTGGAGGAGAACATGAATCCGACGCTCGAGAAGATGGACAAGTCAGTCTGGGCGCGATTTATCGGCGAGCGCGTGGAGACGACGATCAGGCGTAACAGCTACTGCCGTGTGCAATATAAGGACTGGTGGCTGAGCACGCCGGAGGTGATAGAGCGATTGGAGCCGAACAACTATAAGGTGGACGCCTATTGCCTGAGCGACGAGGACGGTAAGGTGACGGATGTGTACATATTCCAGGGCGACCGTCTGATAGACAAGCTGGAGGATGTGGGGACGTTCAACACCGCGGACGCGGAGCAGACGGCGGAGGACAAGGAGATATTTGTGAAGCAGCGTAAGAAGATAGCCACCTTTAACGCCTATGTCGCCAGCAACGCCATTGCCGGCGTGGGCATACTGAAGGCCGAAAAGAGAGAGGAAGGCGCAGCGCCGCCGCCGGAGGAGCTGCCCGCGAGAGAGGCAGAAGCAGAAGTGAGCTACCACATCCCGGATCCTCTGGCCGACCTTTAGACGAAGGGCATTAGAATGGTATTAGAATGGCATTAGAGGAATATAAGAATAACCAACAAATAACGCAAGACAATGATAACGACAGAGAACAAGAAGCGGATAATGGAGGCGATAGCCGCCAACCGCACGAACTACCCGAGCGACGCGAAGCACGCTGCATCGCTGGGCATCAGCACGAGTGTCTACAGCGCCGTGAAGAAAGGCCAGACAGAGAAGGCGCTTTCCGACGCTAACTGGATAAGCATAGCCCGGAGGCTGGGCGTGATCCTGAGAGGCGGGATAGAATGGAAGGCAGCGCGGACGGCGACGTTCGAGTATATCAGCCGTCAGCTGGAGTTCTGCCAGGAGAGCGGGCTGAGCGCCATCCTGTGCGACATCCCGAACATAGGCAAGACGTTCACGGCGCGCTACTATGTGCAGGGTCACCGGAACGCGATATATGTGGACTGCTCTCAGGTGAAGACGAAGCTGAAGCTGATAAGGAAGATAGCGTCGGAGTTCGGTGTGGGCAGCAACGGCCGATATAGCGACGTATACGAAGATCTGGTGTATTACCTGCGCTCGATCGACACGCCTCTCATCATCCTGGACGAGGCTGGCGACCTGCAATATGAGGCGTTTCTGGAGCTGAAGGCGCTATGGAATGCGACAGAAAGGTGCTGCGCCTGGTATATGATGGGCGCGGACGGACTGAAGGCGAAGATAAATAGGTCGATAGAGTGCAGGAAGGTGGGCTACACGGAGATGCTGAGCCGCTACGGTGACCGCTATTCGAAGGTGACGCCCGACGACGTGAAGGAGCGTGACAAGTTTCTCAGGGACCAGGCGAGCGTAGTGGCGAAGGTGAACGCTCCGGCGGGGGCCGACATCGCGATGCTGGTGAGGAAGACCGGCGGCGGGCTCAGGAGAGTCTACACGGAGATAGAGAAACTGAAGAAGGCGCAGGGCTGAGCACGCCGGAGGAAAGGAGAAGAGATATGGCAAAGAGAGCATACAGCCCGAAGGACGTGGCGAACATCAAGCATAGGGTGCTGCCATTTGATGGCGAATGGAAGGAAGTGTTCGGCGAGCCTGAGGAGGGCGACCCGTGGTTTATCAGCGGAGGGAGCGCGAGCGGCAAGAGCTCGTTTGTGATGCAGCTGGCGAAGAAGCTGTGCGAGATAGGCCCTGTGCTCTATGTATCGCTTGAGGAGGGCGTCGGGCTGTCGATGCAGCGGAGGCTGGAGCTGTTTAAGATGAACGAGGTGCAGGGGAAGTTTCGCATCATAACGGACGGAGACCTCTGCGCGCTGGTGAAGAGGTTAGAGAAGCCGAAGAGCGCCAAGTTTGTGATAGTGGACAGCTACCAGTACGCCTTCGAGGCGGGGTGGGATTACAAGTCTACGCTGGCCGTGGTAAACCGGTTTCATCACAAGACGTTCTTCTTCGTGAGCCAGGAGGACAGGGGTAAGCCCATAGGCAAGGCGGCCATCAGGCTGAAGTATGCGGCCGGGGTGAAGGTCAAGACGCTTGGCTTCAGGGCGTATTGTCAGGGTCGCTACGGTGGTCAGCCGGGCACGTATTACACGAT